TGTGATTGAAACTTCTACGGGAAGGGTAATTTCTCATTGTGGTGATGAAAGTGATGCAATAATGATGGTATCTTTTGATTCGCACAAAAGAACTTATAGAAAGCAAAAATTTATTATGGATCAGGTAATTGATATTTCTTCTACTACAGATAAGCAATTACCTGGGCAACTTGGTCTTCCTCAAGGCAATGTGTCAGTATTAAATTCTTATGTAGAAAAACTTCCCCAAAGTGAAGCAGTTCCTTTTGTTGTTAAATAATTTTTTAATTCAATTAAATCTATGAAATTTACTATTTACAGTAAGGACGGTTGTCCATATTGCACAAAAATAAAACAGGTGTTAGAGTTGTCTAATCTTGAGCATGTAATTTATAAATTAAACGAAGACTTTACTAAAGAACAGTTTTATGCTGAATTTGGAGAAGGTTCTACTTTTCCTCAGGTAATTTTAAACGATCAACAACATTTAGGTGGTTGTACAGACGCTGTTCAATTTCTAAAGGAGAATAGTTTGATTTGACAAAAGGACAACAAGAAAAAGGAAAACTAAATAATAATGAATCCCAAATTAATAGGGGTGTTGAACTACTACTACGCAATAGGAGAATAAAAGAATCAAAACCAAAAACCTTCCAAATGAAGTTTGGTAAAATGATCTCTTTTCTAAAAAGGGAATTTCATTTTTACTTAGAATTTCATTTTGATATAATAAAAAAATAAATTCTCCGAGGTATTAAAAATGGAATCAGCAACACCTTACATTCTTTTCTTCTGTGCTGTAGGAATTTTAGGTTCTTTTTTAATCGGAATTATGATAGGATGGTTTGGAAATGATATTGTTTATGCATTCTTAAATAAGAGTAAATATCCATCAGTTCATCCCGAAATGTTTGATGAAAATGGAAATCTTATTCCAGATGAAATTTTAGCAGTTTCATTCAATCCAGAGTTTTTAGAAGATGAAGATACTGATGAAGATAATGATGAATCTTAATATATCAATTTTTAAATTTTAGTAAATTAAATTAATTTTATGACTACATTAAAATCAAAGAGAACAGTTGAAAAACCGATTGACACTCTTCCCAATAACCCTTTTATTTTTGAAATTTTAGATCTTGCATCGAAGCAAAGAACAAATGCAAGAAAAGTTGAAGTTTTGAAAACTTATGAAGATATTTCCTTAAAGACTATTTTAATTTGGAACTTTGATGAAACTGTAATTTCTGTTCTTCCTGAAGGTGATGTTCCCTATGCAAGTACAGGTGAACAAACTTCATACAGTGGTACATTAAGTTCTAAAATTGATGATGCCGTATCGAAAATGGGTGAATTGAATTCCAATTCCTTGGGTTCTATGGATCAAGGAATGTCTTCAATTCGTAAAGAGTACAGAATGTTTTATAATTTTGTGAAGGGAGGTAATGATGGCTTGAGTTCTCTTCGTAGAGAAACGATGTTTATCAATATTCTTCAAGGACTTCATCCTAAAGAAGCTGAAATTTTAGTTCTTGTAAAGGATAAAAAACTTGCGAATAAATATAAAATTACAGAAGAAGTTGTGAAGGAAGCTTATCCCGATATTGTTTGGGGCAATCGTTCGTGAGTACTGTATTAGGAGTAAGGAAAAAAATGGCAGAAAGTAAAAACAATTCAAAAAAATTTCTGCCTAGTGAATATGGTTGTGAAATTCTTTTAGAAAAAACGACATTAGAAAAGGCAAAGGACACTTCATTTCCAAATGATGCATACTTGATTTGGTATGTGTATGAAAATCAAAACTACATTGATTTAGTTCGTGGAACAAGAGTTCGTGTTTTTGATATGTATTATGATAATTATGGGTCAGATGCAATTAAAAAGATAGATTTTGGCTATGGACGTACAAACCCTAGACTTTGGGGTTACAAACAACCTGAGAAAAAGAAAAGAAGATGAGTGCAGGATTTGGAGGAGATCCGAACCAAGGAAGGCTTGGAAAGGATGCGAAAATTACAATTAATCTAGATAATATTGATTCAATCATCAAACAATATAAAAAAATTAAAAAGTATCAAAAATCATCTTTATATACCATTAAATCGATGGATGGAACTGAAGATATTGTGAGTTCATTAATAAAGGAAGCGGAGGAGAATCCACTGTAAAATGGGAAAGCATTATCTACTTAACTTATATGGATGTTCTTTTGTCCTTCTGGATGATGAGAGATGTCTTATCGATTTATTAGAAAATGCAGCAATTGTGAGTGGTGCTAATGTAATTCAAACTATTTCAAAGAAGTTTGAACCACAAGGAGTAACTATTCTTTGTTTACTTTCAGAAAGTCATATTAGTATTCATACATATCCCGAATTGGGAAATTGTTATGTAGATATTTTTACCTGTGGTGCCGCAAATCCAAAGATTGGATGTGATCTTATTATTGAGCAGTTAAATCCTCAATCATATGATCTTAAATTTGTCGGAAGATAAAATTGTATTGTTTGCTACATTATAACTTGCATAAATCTTAAAAGGATGCTATAATTCATCTTACGTTCATCTCATTAAATGAGACGCAAGTAAGGCATAAGGGAACGGATCGTTCGGAAAGGAATTTTAACCTTTCTGCGTTTTATGTCTGGAGGAACGGGAATTAAAACTCTCATTTCTTAAGGAGTAAAAACAATGAGTCGCGTAATTTATAGGGGTGTTGAATATGACACCCAAAAGCGTATTGAATATCAACAGCAAATGATGCAGCAACCTCAACAATACAACGAAACCTATCGTGGTGTTAAGTTTGTAAAAGAGGGACACAAATGAACACTTATTTCGTTCGTTATCTCAAAAGAAAAGCAAAGAAGGAAAAACTCCTTCAAGTAGCACAACTGAATATGGCAAAAAAACCACAAGTTGCCTGAAACTGAGGGGATTGACTTCCCCTCTTTTTTTATGTAAAATGAATTGAATTAAGTTCTATTATATGAATAAAGAAAGACTAAAACTGATTGTGAGAAATTTGGAATTGCTTACACAATCTTTAAAGGAAGAACTTGAAATGGATGAAATTGTTGAATATTCTGAAGAAAAAGTTGAATATTCAATTGATGATTATGATGAAGTATTCTATGACAATGAGGATTGATAATAAATGAAACCTATTAAAGCAAAAGACCTTCTTGAACTTGATAAGAGACTTGAAGTAGTAAAACTTCAAGGATATCCAATTCCAGAGCAGGTAATTTACCAAGCAGGAAAATGTGACTATTCAGAAATTCCTATTCATCATCAACAAATTCCTACACCGCAGAAGTGTGGTGAGTGGATCGTAGATACACTACTTGCAAATGAGAGGGGTCATTATGGATGTTATTCATCTGATACTGAAGTATTAACTGATAAAGGTTGGGTATATTGGAGTTTTGTAAACAAAGAAACAAACCTTGCCTCTTATGACACTAAAACTGGTGTTGTATGCTTCGAAAAACCCTCTGCAGTTCAGTGTTGGGATTATACAGGAAAAATGTATCATTTGGAGGGTCAATCCTTAGACTTTTTAGTAAGTCCAGATCACAGAATGATCGTTCAGTCCAGACATAATGATGGAACTTGGTCCTCTTCATATGCAATAACAGCAGAAGAAGTATTCAATAAACCAGTTAGATACATTACATCTGGAATTCTATCAGAATCTGAAAGAATTCAAATTGAAACACCAATAGATAATCCTCTATTTTGGAGTCTTATTGGATTTTGGGTTGGTGACGGGGATAGACATACAAGTAAAAATACCCTTCGTTTTCATCTAAAATTAGAGAGAAAAATTAACTATTTGGAAAGTATTTGTACTGAATTGGGATTGGATTTTTATCCAACTAATAATGATAGGTATGTGGTTTCATATCCTGAAATAGGTTCTTGGATGAAAGAAAATTGCATTTCTACTCATCTCAGTCCACAAAAGAAACTTCCAGAAAAATATCTTAAATTAGATAGAGAATGTATTATCAATCTTTTAGATGGATTAAAAAATTCTGATGGTACTATTAGAAGAAAAACTTGGTCTTATTCAACCACATCTCAAACATTAGCAGACCAACTTCAGTCTCTAGCATCAATAAATGGAATGAAGTTTACTTGCAATATTGAAGAAAGGGAAAATGAAAATCACAATAAACTATATGTATTGAGATTAACTGATAGACTATATCCTAGAGTAGAATGTGGACAATCAAATCGTTCAAGAACTTATACGGAAGAGTGGATTACATATACGGGTAAAATTCATTGTGCTACTGTCTCCACAGGTGCATTGATTGTTCGTCGTAATTATAAAGTTTCTATTTGTGGAAATTGTTTGGAACATCCTCAAATTACTTTTTCAGTAGCTGGATATGTTCATAGTGTAATCGTTCAGGCAAGAACCCATCGTATTGGAACTACTTGGGATGTTCAATCTCAACGATACACTGGAAAGCGTATAGTCAAGGTTGCTAAAAAAGAACTTGATATTGAAGAAGTCTTCTACGTGCGCCCTGTGGGGTTCTACACCAATCGTAAGGGTAAGAAGTATGAATGGACTGAAGAACACCGCCAACGCAAACTAGAGCGTATTCTGGGTGAGTGTGAGGAATATGCTGATTACTATGAGCAGGGTATGTGTGAAGAACATATTCGTGACTATCTTCCTCAAGCAATTCGTCAAAACTTTGTAGTTTCCTTTAACCTACGCTCTGTTCTTCACTTTATGGATTTGAGGTCTAAACTTGACGCTCAACTTGAGATTCAATCATTATGTGAGGCTTTTATTCCAGAACTTCAAAAGTGGGCACCAAATGTTTGGGGTTATTATGAAGAAAAGAGATTAAGAAAGGCAAAACTTTCTCCCTAAATATTTTCATATTTTATGGAGAACTAAAATTGCCGATTTATCCAGTAATCAATAAAAATACGGGTGAAACTAAAGAACTTGAAATGACAATTTCTTCTTGGGAAAAATGGAAAGAAGAAAATTTCAAAGATGGGTGGGACAGAGATTGGAGCCAAGGATGTGCTTCTTCACAAGAAGTGGGTGATTGGCAAAATAAATTAATCTCAAAACATCCTTCGTGGAATCAAGTTTTAGAAAATGCAAGCAAAGCACCAAAGTCAAAAGTGAAAAAAATCTAATGGCAAGAAGAAATAGAAAAGACGAACAATCAATAGGAATTGGTCTCACTGCTCGTCAGGCAAAGCGTAAAAAACCAATTAATTTAGAAAATCTTCTGGATATTGAACCTATTACAGAAAATCAAAAACTTCTGTTTAATTATTATGATGAAGGTAAAAATATTTTTGCTCACGGAGTTCCTGGGTCTGGTAAAACTTTTTCTCTTTTATATAAAGCACTTAAAGATGTTTTGGATGAAAGAACTCCATATGAAAAAATTTATATTGTTCGTTCTTTAGTTCAAACGAGAGAAATCGGTTTTATGCCTGGACCTCAACCACTTGATGCTAAAATACTCACACCAAGGGGTTGGACTACAATGGGTGAACTTAAAGTTGGAGATTATGTTTTTGGTAGAAATGGAAAGCCAACAAAAGTTCTTGGGGTATATCCAAAAGGAGAAAAGTTAGTTTACAAGATCACAACAACGGAAAATACTTCTACTGAATGTTGTGAGGATCATTTATGGATGACCAAAACATTTGAAGACAAGAAACGACAAAGATCGGGATCAGTAAAAACAACTAAAGAAATTATTGATACCTTACATAATAAAAAAGGCAAAATAAATCACTATATACCAAGAAATGATGCAATTAAGTTTCCTAAAAAGGATCTTCCGTTGCCACCATATCTCTTGGGAGCAATACTTGGAGATGGATCAATATCCGGTTCTATTACAATAGCAAATACGGATTTTGAATTGCTTGAGAGAATTAAAAATGAGATTAAGAAATTTGATTGTCATTTGCGACCTCCTACTAAAAATGGTAATAGTGTACAACATACAATCAGTACAAATAAATTAAAGTGTAACAAACCAGCTAAAAGAATTATATTAGAAAATGTAACTACTAAAGAAAAGATCGAATATTATTCTATAGGAGATGCAGTAAAAGAATTAAATCTAACAAAACACGAAATAACTCAAAGATGTAAAAACAATGAAATAATTGATAACTATGAATATAAATTTTTACCATCATTAAATAGGTGGCAAAATCCAGTTAAAGATTGTTTACATAAACTTGGGTTGGAAGGTAAAAAGTCATTTGATAAGTTTATTCCAGAACTATACAAATATTCTAGTGTAGAAGACAGAATAGATCTTCTTCGTGGGTTAATGGATACTGACGGAACAATAAAAGACATAAACGGTGGTAATTCTTATTTCACTACAATATCTGAGCAATTGGCAAAGGATGTAGTAGAATTAGTGCAATCTTTGGGAGGTAGAGCAACTTATAGAATCAGGAATAGAATTGGTAAAGAAACTAAAATAATTGCAACTAATTGTAAAGGAAAAGAAAGATTAATAATATCAAAACACATATCTTATGATTTAAATATATCTTTACCAAAAGAAATAAATCCTTTTTATATTTCAAGAAAAGCAAGTAGATTTAAACCAAAATATATGCATTATGTTGGTGTAAAGTCTGTGGAACCAATTGGTAAAAAAGAAGTTCAATGCATTTTAGTTGAAGACCCAGAACATTTATACATTACAGATCAGTATATTGTTACACATAATACGGAAACTGATAAAAAATCTCTCTTCGAAATACCATATAAGAATATGGTAAGATATATGTTTCAGATGCCAAGTGATGTAGATTTTGAAATGCTTTATGGAAATCTAAAAGCACAAGGAACAATTTCTTTTTGGTGTACTTCCTTTATTCGTGGTATTACATTAGATAATTCTATTATCATTGTAGATGAAGCTCAAAATTGTTCCGCCCACGAGTGCTTTTCTGTAATTTCCCGTTGTGGTATGGATACTAAAATTATGTTCGCGGGTGATATAGAACAAAGTGATTTAACTAGAATGAGTGAAAAAAATGGAATTATTGATTTTATAAAAATCATCAATATAATGCCTTCGTTTGAAAAGATTGAATTTAATGTTGATGATATTGTTCGCAGCTCTCTTGTAAAAGAATTTGTAATTGCTAAAAAAACATTGGGACTTTGATGTATGAATTTTATTCATCATAATTATTTGGGTGACTTGGAATTAGAAAAAAAAGAAACAAATGGAATGAGATTGTATCATCTTCCAAATGGTAATTGGGTTCCATCAATCACTTCAGTTACTTCATTTTATAATCGTCAGATTTTTTTGGAGTGGAGACAGAGAATTGGTAATGAAAAAGCAAATGCAATTACCAAAAAAGCAACTGCAAGAGGAACTGACTTTCATCAAGTTTGTCAGGATTATCTGGAAAATAAGGAATTAATTTGGGATAATTATCAACCTCTCACAAAGGTGATGTTTTATCACGCAAAACCTTATTTGGATAAGATAAATAATATTCACGCAATTGAAAGAACTTTATATTCAGAATATTTTGGAATTGCTGGACGAGTTGATGCAATTGCTGAGTATGAAGGTGAACTTGCTGTAATTGATTTTAAAACTTCAGAAAAAATCAAACCAGAAGAATGGATTGAAAATTATTTCGTTCAAGAAACCTTCTATGCTTCTGCGTATTATGAACTTACAAAAATCCCTCCAGTCAAATTAATTACCATTATGGTAACTCCAAGTGGAGAAGTAAAAGTATTTGACAAAAGAAACAAAGGAGATTATATTAAGTTATTAGTTCGTTATATTAAAGAATTTGTACATCACAATCTTAGGTCAGATGAAGAATGAATTAGAGAAAGCTTTAGAAAGCAAATTTTACTGTCCATCTAAATTTGCTCAAGAAATTGAGAAAATTGTATTAGAGCAAAAAACAAATTATATTGATGCAATTATTTCATTTTGTGAGGAAAATGAAATTGACATTGAATCAATTTCAAAGTTAATTTCAAAACCTTTAAAGGAAAAACTTCGTTGTGAAGCAACTGAATTAAACTTTCTGAAAAAAACTTCTCGTGCTAGACTGGTTTTTTAATGGCACCATTTGATGTATATTGTAAATATCTTGCCTTAAAAAATCACTTTAATAAAGATTCATACGATTATCATAGGTACAATAAAAAGACTAGAGCAAGTCTTCAATCTTTTTACAAACGTCGTGATAGATTCTGGTTTGAAAAGTTATCACGACAAAGAAATGAAAAAGAAATAGAAGATTTTTTTGTTGCAAATTTTGTATCTTGTAATGATTCCGAATCATTATGGATTGGTGAAATTATTAAAGATGGAGAAGATAGATTTAATAAATGGCAGAAAAAAATCCAATCACTTTCATATCTGTTTAAAGAAGAATCAACGAATTTATTTGAACAATATCAGTTAAATGAAGTCTTTGATTGTTCAAATGGACATCCCATTTTACTTAAGAAATTCTTATCTGGTAATATTTCTCTGGAAAGTATGGTAATCTATGATAACATCTTAGGATATAGAAATAATTTTGATTCAAAACTATCAGATCCAGTTTGGGAAACGGTGAGTCGAAGAATTAAAAAATATACACCATTTATACATATTGATGTATTCAAATATAAAAAAATTTTAAAAGAGTTGATTGTAGGAGAAAAATGAGTTTTTTTGATTCTGAAGTTGTTCGTGCTGAGATGGCAGAAATCTCTGAATTGCAAGAAGAAATATATGGAAGTGTTTTTAACTTTCATAGAATGTCAAAGGAAGATAGAATTCGTCATGTAGATCTTCTGGAAAGACTTTTAAATAAACAACAAATTCTTTATACTCGTTTGAGTTTGTCTGATGATGAAGAAGCAAAGGAAATGAAAGAAAGAATTTCTTCTTCTGCACAACTAATGGGACTTCCTTCTGGAATTGATATGAATATCATATTTAACAATATGACTAAAATGTTGGATAAAATGAAATCAGAGATTGACAAGGCAGAATAAATCTGATAGAATCTCTTTGGCTGGACGATCCATTAAGCTAAGTCACACAGGCCAATTACTAAAATTAATCAAATGTCAAATTTTTCAAATCTTAAAAAACAGTCCTCTCTTGGTTCTCTTACTGAAAAACTTGTAAAGCAAGTTGAAAAGATGAGCACCTCTTCTAGCTCAGGTGATGAGCGTTTCTGGCGAGCAGAGATGGGTAAGGATGGAGTAGGTTCTGCAATTATTCGTTTTCTTCCTGCTCCTG